CTTTACGTACTGGCTTAGGTTTCTTTTTGTCAGGCACAACCCTTGGCCTATACTTGGGTTGCCTCAAGTCCTTAGCCATTGGGTTGCGCCTATTGTTCATCCTACCAAGTGTCCACGTCAGCTAGTTCCTGATATGGAACGTGCTCCAAGACACCCACCTTCTCTAGTCGAACAGATGCGGTTGCACCTTCACCATAGACAGAGATTCGTACCTTGGCTTCAGTTCCATTGCCTAGTTCTCCATCCTCAATGAAGTCCCAAGGAACAAGAGTTTCACCCTTGGTTACAGAAGGAGCACCACCAAAGTTTTCGATACCAGACGGATGAACATTCGGACGCTTGAGTTTCATACCCTTACGTCCATCAGCTACACTGTATTCCTTGATCATTTGGTTTCCCATTGACTCAGTAGGAAACCCAAGGTCTACCATGCGGTTGATTTCTTCGTCATCCTTTGGGATGAACACAGTATTGTACTGACCTTGGGTACGTTCATGGTACTCACTGTCATCCATGTTGTCGGTGTGTAGTCGGGCATAGTAGAGTGAGCCTACGAAATCACCGATTTTAGTTTTAGCTTTTGCCATTGTTATCTCCTTTAGGCGTTGCTGATTTGTTTAATATACACGAAAAGACATAGCTTGTCAAGAGATAAATTAGAGGAAAGATAGAAAGAATTATCCCTAGTATACTCAATGGGTATCCTTCCAGTTCTTGCCTATGTCTGTCGATCCTGCTAGTGGGCATAGCATGTTGAACTTAGCTCCTGTGTCCACGATACTCTGCCTTTGCATATCACCTAACTGTTCAGCTAACTGATACGATCCTTTTACTTCTGTCTGCCACTCATCGTGAGGCCATGTCACTAGCTTAAATGGAATGTCCTGTAGCTTGGCTACTCTTACCCATTGCAGTGCTGCGTGTTTCATTATAACACTCTCACCATTCTGTAGCATACCTGCCAGTGCCTTGTGCTCAGATGGTACTACAACCCTACGTCCATCCAAGCCCTTGAAGTATTTACGTTTAGCTACATGGGGTATGATCTTCTTCTTTAGGTCAGCAAGTCCTTGGATAGATTCCATAAAGTTATCAACAGCTTGCTTGGCTTCACGTTGATTGACCTTAAGTATCTGACTGATCTTAGCTGTACCTGCCCCTAGTAGAAAGGCATAGATGAATGTCTTAGCCATGTCCCTAGTAATGTGTGACATACCTAGAGCCTTACGGTTAAGGTTGTGTATGTCTGTCTCATCCTCTTTCTTACCTGACACAATAGCATGGACATACTCTTCTGACTTCATTAGGTGTGCCAATACCCGTAGTTGGATACCTTCAGCATCTGTGCCGACTAACCAACTGTCCTCAGGTACTGACCACAATGCCCTGAACTGTCCGTCATACTTATCCTTCACCTCATCGACTGATGACTTAGGATCACCATGAAACTCAGAAGGTATGTTAGCTTGGTTAGGTGCTTTGTGTGCCATACGTCCTGTCCATGCACCTATGCCCATAAACCTACCATGAATACGACTATCGTCACCACAGTGACCAAGCCACTCCACCAGTGAGCTTCTGCGTCCTTCAAGGGTCAACCACTCAGTTAATCGTTTGGCTCCTGTAGGTGCTGTCTCAGGCAGTGTGCTAAGGTTTTCCTCAGATAGTGTCCATCCATACCTAGCAAACTTAGCTCCACGCTCTTTGGTTTTGTTCTCTGTCATACGTAATGTGTCCTTTGGTTTTGTCCACTGGTTTCCAACCTGCATCCCATAGCCTTTCGATACGCATCTTAGGTGAGGCAGGGTTGAACTCTACCCAATCATAGCATATTAATTGGGGTGGGTAAACTGATTTGTCAACCTTTGTCTTAGCATATTTTACTATTGCATTGGCTACACCTGCTACTGGTGAACCATCTTTCTTCTTACGGTAGAGTATTCTATTCACCTCTTCTAGTTGTGGTGGAAAGTCTACTTGGAATCCTTCCTCTAGTTCTACCTTACGTAGTTCTATCTCATCTAGCAAGTGGTCAGCAGTCTCCTTCTCGAAATAAAAACCATTGCTTGTCATCTCTTCACATAGTATTTGTATGTCGTGTTCACACCTAATGGAACACTTCCACTGAGGGTCTTGTATAACTGGCAAGAACTTCTTGAATAGTTTAGCAGTGACAACAACATCCTGATGACAGTAGTCGATCATCTCTTGTGTCAAGACAGAGTAGTCATTGAAGTCCATCTTGAAGTCACCTAGCCTTTTACCCCAAGACTTGAGGCTATGACCATCCTTTAATCCATAGTCTATAAGGCGAGACAGAACAAGAGTATCAATAACCATAAAAGGATTGATGCAATCTGCCTTGACCAATCTGTTGATAACACCAACGTCAAAGCCAATCCCATTGTGGAAAACAAAACGGTCAACTGTACTACAAAACTCAATGAACCTATCCCTTTCCTCTGGTATTGTATCCACATTCAAGAACTGGTATGTCTCTCCTGTATCTACGTCCTGACCACAGACAACCCAGATGCGTGTAGCATCCAGCGCATCTGTCTCAATATCCATAGCAACTATCTTAGTCATCGTAGTGTCCTATTAAAATTTGTACAACTGTCACAGGCCATATAGCTGACACCATTGCAGCCCTAGTCTGATCCATCTCGTCATGCTTGTCAAGCAGATGAAAGATGGTAACGACATGAAGGTAGTGTAGTACAGCACCGAATAGGTATATGACACCTGCGGTGATCATCCATATATCAGTAGTCTCCATACTTTTCCTCTAGTGTAAAGGATGCAGTGTTAAACTTGAGTTGACCTGCGTATCCTGTTGGGCCAACTGGCCTGTTCTTTGTGACCAGTAGCTTAGTTGTATTACGTTCATCAGCATCCTCTGCCATCTTGTCCCTCTGTAGTTCGACAACAACGGATGCTCGTTGCTCAATCATACGGCAGTACTTGACAGCACCATCGTCATTGGTGTGTCCGATAGTAATGATGCCAACACCTAACTCAGCAGCTAACTTAGATAGTCTGACAGATAGGTCAGCTAGGAATTGTTCCTTGCCTTCTTCACCTGCCATGTTAGCAGCTATGTCCTGTATCGGTTCAAAAAATATGTACCGAACACCACATGCCTGAGAAAGATACCTGATATGATTAAGAATGTCAAGGGGATCATCCTCATCATTCAAAAAGAATTGGTATAGCTTCTCGTCTTTGGTTAGGTCAACGATAGCTTCCTGTACTACTTCGTGCGCCTGTTCCTGTTCGATCAAGTCCTTGCGTGTCACGTTAGTACCTAAGTGGTACGACACAAGACCTAAGATACTACGTAGCTTTGTCTCTTCCATATGCCATGCAGCGATAGGTACATCTGGGTATTCCTTAAGGATATGGTACTCCAAGTACCGCATGAACTCAGTCTTACCTATGCCTGTCTGTGCCTTGAACAGTGTGAAGTGTCCCTGCATCAAGCCCATGCACAGATCATCGAAGTCCTGTATGCCTGTCTTAACGTAGACATGGTGTTCCGCATTGTTGTACAGCTTAAGGAACTGGTCAGAGGTATTGATAATATTCTCAGGTGTATACTTCTGAGCATTGAACCAAGCATGAAAGTATGACTGACGTTGACCTGCCACAAGGAACTCGTTAGCATCCTTGTACTTGTCGTGCTGCATACGATAGACTTTGTTAGGGAATAGGTTAGCTATCCTCTGAGCTATCGAATTACCTGCATCATCATGTTCTATTGACAATACAATCTTGTCGAATGACTTAAGCCAGTCCGTTACGTTAGCCCATATGCGTTTGCTTGGGTTGCTAGATGGCAGTGACACAAAGGCTGAGTTGTACTTAGGATTGCGGCACATCTGGTAGGCTGACATAGCATCCAGTTCACCCTCAGTTATGGTCACAATCTTACCTGACCCTGCGTTCCATAGGTTCATACCGAACAGTTCATCAGCCTTCAAGTCTTTGGCTCTGAAATCTTTAGGGAAGAACCTAGTCTTGATACCGCCTGATGGATAAGGGTAGTCTTGCTTGACTTCTTCCCCTGCACTGTTCAGGTATGTCTTGACCCCATAGAACTCCATTGTATCTTTGGATATTCCACGTAGCCCTCTGACCACAGGCGTTAGCACCTCAGTTGGCACTGGCCTGATGGTTTGTTGTTGTCTTTGTTCTGTCATTCCGTTAGCCTTCTCTCTATATCCACAGTCAGGGGTGAAGCAGTGT